GTCTTCAATTTCCTTGTCATCTAATTTTGCCAACTCCTCCGCTGATAGTTTAGAAGCTTTTGCGATCTCAATTCTTGCCTTAGCTTCTTCCTTAAGTATTTTATTTTTCCTTTCTTGTAATTCCTGGATTTTTTCTTCATTGGCGGCCATAAAAATCTTCTCGCGGTACTGATTGTTTACGGCCTGTAACCGCCTTGCTAATAATTCATTAGAGGCATCCTCTTTTTTGATGTTTCCTAAAAAATCTGGATACTTTCCTTGTAATTCGCTAATGAGTTGGTTGCGAACCTCCTGGTTCCCATTGGTCATGCTTATTGCACGAACTAGATTGTTGAGCTCGGCTTGTTCATCGCGTAATTTTACAGACATATCTGTTGAAGTTGCTTTTTCCAGCAAGCGTACGAATGGTTCCAATGCGCTTAAATGTGCAGTTTTCATTGCTGTAATAAAGCCGCCGATGTTCTCTTGTATTTTTTCTATTCGGGTATTAAATGCTTCTAACTGGCCACTGTTGGTTTTTGATACCGCCTCGGCAACACCGCCGAACTCCTTGGACAGTTCTTTTAAAATCTCCTTTTGAGCACCCGCCATATCTCCCGTTTTCTGCAATCGTTGAATTACTTTTTTCTGCTCTTCTGAAAAAGAGATACCCACTTTTTTCAAAGCAGAAAGTCCTGCAATGGGATCATTTAGGGCTTTTCCTACTTGAATGGAGCTGGTTTGCAAATCTTGTCCCAGTGCTTTGCTCATGTCGAGGATGAGTGGCAATGTCTGATCGTATATCTCGCCTCCTATGTTAGTAAAAGTGAGTAATAGAGCTTCAGATTGGGCAATCAAATCGCTATTAATTCCTGTTTGATGCATCAACTCGGCCGATAACTTATTTAATTGCTCCTGTGTTATTCCTGCTGCGCTTCCTGTTGATTTGATTGCAGCAGCTAATTGTGCCTGTGTTTGCTCGCCCTGTACCCATGCAGCTTGCGCACTTGAAAAAAAAGTCTTAACAGAGCCAATAGCAGTCTGAATTCCGGTAGCAATTAAAGTACCTACACTAACAGCTCCTGCAATCCCACCCAGCCCTTGTTTAAAATCATCAAAAAAGCTTTTTGACGTTTTTTGGGTGTTGTAAATTTCATTGCGCCATGTTTTTTGTTTTTCAGTCAGATCACGCAGATTTTTAGCCACATGGGCATAGCTGGGATCATCAATGTTCATTTTGATAATCTTTCCTTTTGTCGCGGATACATGGGCGTTTAAATCCTTGAGGGTGTTGAATGCATCTGCTCCGTTTATCTTCAAATTTAATTGGACGTTTTGCGCGCTATTACTTGCCATATGATGTAGTATTGATCAGGTTGATATCTATATTTCCGCTGAGGCTTGATTCTACTTCATGGATTGTCTTGCTTGTCATACTACTGATGAGCATTTCCCGCAGACGTGCCACTTCTCGCGTCTTAGTTTTTGAGAACCAGGCCTTAGGTTTTCTTTTGCCATTTTTCACTCCACGACCAGCGCCCATATCCACAAACCTGCCGTACTGTGCAAATTTGATCACGACTTTTTCCACGTCCTGCCCTGAATGGATCACTTCACCCATGATGCTTTTCCAAAGCTGCCCGTTGAGCTTTCCAATGTTGTACTTATCGAGCGCTTGGTGCAAGCTGTCTATGGTCAGTGATAACCACTTCTGGTAATCCACTTGGGTTGGTTCCATTACTATTTTAATTTTAGGGCCTTTCAGAGTCAAGAAGAATCATTTCCACTTCAGCTAATACCCCTGTTTGATGCCTGAATGAGGTGAAAGTGAGTTTCTTTATTAGGCAGTGTACACATACTCCAGATTTACTTTTTAGTAATATGATGTCCTCATCCTGCAAATAATGAAGGTCGTTTTCATTCAATAAAACACTAGTTTTGAGGGTTCTAGCAGCAAATGTTCTCTTCAGCCATGCTTTGTGGGCATAGCTATATAAACCTTTATTCCCACTAATTTTTAGGCTGAATGATGATCCTTCGATACTAGCTTTGGGATATTTGCCTGAAAGTCCGTCTATACCTTGTGTAAACAAGAAACAAAGCGGGACCCCCGAATGCTTGGCTTGTGACGAACTGTTTGTAGAATTCGGTTGTATCGGTAAATTACCGGCTCTTTTGTCCATAGGAATATCCCAAAACTCGGTCTTGCTGTACAGCATGAGTTCTCTAGTAAACTCGAGTGTCCCTGATTTGGCTTCGATTTTCGTTTTTCCAGCTCCAACAATCACTTCATCTTTTGGGTTTTGGTTAGCATTTTGCTCCCCACCAGCTTTTTGGCTCGATAATGTGTATCCATCATCCACACAGAAACGCTGATCAATAACCTTCACTACCTTTTCCCGCCAGTTGCGGTAAATTGGAGTTTCAAAAACTGTTTTTTTCCATGAAATATCTAAAAACTGTTGTCTGTCATCGACTTTGATACGACAGCAAAAGAAACTAGACAAGGCTTTAAAGAAGTCAGAAATCAATAAGTCTGGAAGATGTTTATTAGCCGTTAACTTTACATCTGGATTCTGTACCGCGCCATTTATATTATAGAGGACTATTTTTTCTACATCTGGATGTACCGAAAAATCACCCTTTAGTGTTAAACCTAACCACTCCGCTATTTGATTTAGGATGTAAGGCAGGTAAAAATAGGGCACTATAGGTGTACTGAGTGTATCTTGAAAATAAAATGAAGTTCCTAGAAATGAGTTAATTAGTGGCGGCGTTTGTGCTTCTGCTTTTTCTTTTTCTTTTGAACTTGCACCTATATTTTTTAAGAAATCATCATTTTTGGTGGGTATAAATGTATATGGGATGTTGCGCCAATTGGTATTTGCTGCAGCTGTTAGCATATTGCTGCTTATCTCAGTAGGGATAGTTCCTAGCGAAAATGATTTAAATGGTATTTCGGTTAGCCTTACCTCACGAATACGGTCACTAATACTACCTATATCGAGTTTGAGCGATCCAACAAAACAATGCTCAGATACGCCAATATGCAGCTTGCATTTTTTAAATGCTTTTGATCCAAATCGAACTTGAACAGGCATATTAGCCGTTTTGAAAAACACCTCGAGCTGATCGCAAAAACCCAGTAGTCTTTTATTCTTAGCCGTAAAAGCCAGATTTATAGGGTAGCTTAAACTCCCTTTAAAACTTAATCCATCATTAAACAAGCTGTTATTCAGTTCGATGGTGACTTCATCACTAGCCAGCTCGAACTGCTCACCATCAAGGTTGTACAACTCAATCATAGTTAAATCCTCCTTTAAGCATCACCATCGGTGTATTTGTTATCATCAAAATCATATTGATATTCAAATGTTTGGGCAAGGAGTGGATTTTTATCACGACTGATACCCACTTTCTGTGTAGTTACAGAGATGGGTAAGGCTTTACCGTCTTTAATCACCCATTTTTTCTCTGCCAAGAAGAAGTCGGCTAAAAGATCAAATCTTGACTTGTCGAGCCAGCCCGTAGATACTTTGAATTTCCGCTGCAAGCGTAGATTATAATGCGTTTTACAATCAGAATGGGCATATTTAGTGGCTACTTTCCCGCTTAATTCATATTCTTCTGAACCCTCTCCGTATGCTGCAAATACATCTATACTGCCTAAACTGGAGGTGTAAGCAAAATAACGGACATGATCGCAATACCTATCATCGATTTTGTAGGTAATGGTTTCTGAAACAACTTCATTGTTCTGGTTTACCAAATGGCAGCTGTACGTTTTGATTGTCTTAGAACTAAGACTACCCGGATTAACTTCAAACACTATTTTATCGTACAAGCTAACGTCTATCAGCCCAGTATGAGTGCGATCTGTCGTTTGATCAGCATAAGTCATCTGTTTAATGAGCTGTATTTTATTGGTTGTCGTGCGTGTATTAATGAAGTATAGTGTGTCGAAATGATCTACACTTACTTTGATAGTCCGCCCCCCCTGCTTCAAAAACCGGTCTTTGCTTGCATCATTTTTATCTGGAGAAAGAATATCAAGTGCCTTTTTTGCTCTTCCCAGGTAAGACAAACCACCTTTGATCACATATTTAACTTCACTTTTTCTTAGCTTCTGAACTTTAGGCTCGTGTCCGTATATCTCGGCAAACTGACAGTAATACTCCCCCTTGGCATTATTACACGTGATAGGGCCTGTTAAACCGAAATTTGGCAGGCTGTGTTCTAAAAATGGGTCTATATTTTTACTTATATCGATGGTCACAATTCCAGATAGAGGGGTGTCTGTTGCAATTTGCTCAGAGTAGATATTTTCAAAATATCCCGCCCCCTTTTTTCTGAAAAACAATTGAAATAAGAACTTAAAGTTTTCCCGCTCTTTCAAATCGACTCCCAATACATCTGTAGTTAAAAAAGGGTCTGCCCGCCAGTTATAAAAAATACCTAGTTTGCGGGCCGTAAAAATGATCTTGTCATCTTTTGCCTCGATGAGATAGTGTTTATTTAATTTATAGTTGGCGATGAAGTAAGGCGCTAATGCTTCTGCGGTTAATTTTGGAGAGCCATCGGCTGGAAATTGATCGCCAGACTCATCAGGGCTAGAAACAGCAGACATTTCTACCCGTTCATCCGAAAAAGAGAAGAAAATCTTGGAGCCTATAGGGAAAGCTTGTTTACAGTTGAGAGAACCAATAAAGGCAGATCCAGGGCTATCTAAATAAAGCCCGCTTTGAATTTTAAAAATCATTGGATTGCCTGAGAAAGAAAGTATTTCGGGCTGTTGGATGAGTTTAATTCGTAATGGATCTGTTTTTACTTTCGGCAACTGTTTTGTCGCACGTTTAACATTGCTTGTATAATTATTTTGTGGCTTTGCCGGATTTCCGTACGATTCCGTTGCTACGCAATAATACTCGCCTTGTAACTGGCTTATTGGTGTTTGTGTCTTTTTTGATTGAACAGTAAGAGTGTCCGACAAGGCAATATCCAAGTGCTTACTGATATCAATACTTGTAACACCTTCATGATGCACCAATTTAGTGGTGTATATTTTATCAAAATTAACTACCCCTTCTTTTCTAAAAAACAAATCAAGAGTGATCCCGAAATTTACTCTTGTACCATCAACTCCACCATGTGGATATCTAAATGGACATTCCATTGTTGGATCAATACGAGAAGACGAACCAGGGTTTCGGGCCGTAAAAACAATATTTTTTCCCTGATCTTGATTGTTCGCTTCAATTCGATAGTGTTTGTTTAGAATTGGATTTCTGGCAAAATCTTGCGCTAATGTAACTCTATCGTTATCATTCAACACAGAATATTGCCTCTCAACAGCTAATATATGATTGGGATTAGGAGGGCTTTGGTGTCTACTAACACAGGTCATTACAACCTGCTCGTTTGGAATATTGAACACGAAACGTTTCCCTGCCCGTAGTGTATGGTAGGCATCTAATGTACCAACATATATCGTTCCTGGAAGTCCAGTATAATCATCGCTTTTAGTCTTGAAAATAACCGGTTTGCTAACATCCGACACTAATTGTGGTTCTTCTATAAATGTAATAGCCATTGTTTAATCTTAAATATGATCTGTCCAAGCTCCACTTTCGCTCGAAAAACTAAAAGGACACACGAAATTGAACTGGAACGCGTACCCGTAATAGTTTATGTTGATAGGCCCCACGACATCATATGTGATGTTCTCATTCATGAAATAAATCGATCGACCGGGAATAATTGCCTTTTTCTTCGCGTCGGAGCCGACGCGTGCCAAAATATCAAAGCCTGTTTGAAAGCAATGGGTGCGCGTTGTTCGGATATTCTCTTTGCCTGATTTGCCAAGCACCAGGAATTCTATTTTGGTAGTTTGGGTGCAGTTGCCACTGCCATTATCAGATAAATAACCTGCGGGGGCATCCAGAAGAAATACAGTTGATGCAGCAGAGCTTCGTAGAGCCTGGTCAAACTCAGCTGTTTCGTAGGGATTGTTGATACAGAAAAAACTCTTTTTATTATCCTCTGGGTTATGATTTAAAACACAGTTTTTCCGCGCTAAAGCCTCGAAATATTCGATGTATTCTACTTCATTCATGATGCTTTATTTTCTTCTAATTGTTCAATTGAACTAACCATATATCTAAAAAAGCGGTGCAAATTGGTTTTTTCAGTCTCGCTGAAGCTCCCAAATTTGTCACCTGCGAAGGCTTCTATTACTTCTTCTAGATCAAAAATTTCGTTCGATTGTTCCGATTGATTAGGTTTGAATGCACGGACGTATTTATTGATCAAATGGTTACGGCATCCTTCATAATTGAGCAAACAGGCTTGCAACAAATGGGGACTTATTTTTGAAAAATGACGCTCGCGTTTGGCAATGCCATGTTCGGTTAGGTCTTCACGAATATCATCCGTGATTTCACCTTTTCGTTTTTCTCGGTACAAGGTGGCCATTAGTAGGATTAGCCATTTTTTTTCTTGCGTACGGACGTATGCTTGATAGTACAACTCCGTGCATCGATACTCAGCAATAGTCAGGTTGGCAAGGAAGTCATTAGGGCCGTGGTAACGAATAAAGCCACTTCTAACAGATTTTATAAGCCATTTATTGAGTTGATTACTTTCAAAGAGAAAGCTCAATGTGTCGGCAATTTGCAGTACTTGGCCCACTTTCAGATACTTGAAGGTCGTATTGGGAATGCAATAAAAAAGCCTTGCAATATGCTTTTTGGCCTCAATCATTGGAATGGGTTGCAGACAAATGGCGCTCCAGATTTTTAACTGTTTGGGACTTAATTCATCCCATGAAGACGGTGCAGTATATACCTCTGTTTTACCACTGGCACATTTGATTTCTATGCTGTTCATCTTAGTTTCCAACGAGCAATTGCATGAAAAATAATTACAGCTGATAAAACAGCACTGATAAGTGATTGTATGGCTAACTTTTTTCGAGACTTGTCAAGACTCGTTTCGGCCACATTTCTTTTATCTTGCTCCTTTTCTAGTCTGTTTGACAGATGGGCTACTCGCGCCGTGTTTTCTCGTTCGATAGTATCCGTTTTGGTAACAGTTTTGATGACCTTTTGGCCATCTGGACATTTGACAAATACAGACGCCTGATTGGGCAAGGATGGACAAGGCATCTGAGCTCCAGCCATACTAAACGTGTCCGTTTTAACAATCTCTTTACCAGAAATAAAGCGTTCTCGAATTGGGAACTGTTCGGCACACAGGGATGCTAATTGGATATGGTTAGCACGCAACAACTTACTTGCTCGGTCTATTTTTGTTTGCCTGCTTGCGCACCCAAATAATAGTATGGGCAGGCCTAGTAGAATATATTTCATTTAGCGGGTATTATAGTCTTTAGCGAAAAATCCGAGCGCGCCTACCATAATGGCTACAACGAGCTGTTTCCAATCAATTGCACCGGTATTTAGTACTGGTTGTACAGCAAGCAAAACGGCTAAACTAAAGCCGATTGCGGTGGTTTTGTAATTGCGCCAGAATTGCATGAGCTTGTTTTTAAGAACCTATAGTGGCAAAATTCGGGGGATTATTACGGTAACAAAAGGACAGCCTAAATGGACTTTGGCTTTTATTTTTTTGCATACAGACGATATTCGCGCTGCCTCCTTGCCAACAAAATAGGTTTACCCGCCGAAAACCGCCATGCCAAAAAAGCCTGCTCAATAGCTTGATCAGTGGGATTGGCATTCACCAGTTTTAGCACAGTCGATCCGTCAAAAGCACCCGTACCAATGTTAAAAGCTAAACTAACTAGTGCCTCAAATTGATTTTGATTAATATCATCGCGAGTAACACGAGCCACTTTTTGCTCAAATCCCTTTAAAACAAACTTTAAAAGTTCAATAGCTCGTTCTTGGGTGATGTAGGGATCACTCATTTTTACCCTTCTTCCATCTTCGTAAAAAGTACACCCTACACCAATAGAGGGCGTACCCGCTGGACATAAGTAGGGCTTTAATACGAGTCCTTCTTCTCGAATGAGAAAATTTAAACCATTCTGAGAAACTGTTTTAATTTCCATCATTTGGCTCCCTTCCAGTACTTAAGTTCATTTTCCAGTTCATGAACGCGCTTTTCTAATCGAAAAACCTCTTTACGTAAGTTTTCCAATGCATCTAAATAGGTTTTACCAACGATATGGCTCACTTCAGCATTCGTTTTATTCCGATTGAACAAATGAGTGATAAAAACAGCTCCTCCTGCTGTGCCGAGTAGGCCTAAAAACTGTCCGTAAGTATTCATAATGATTCTCCTTTTACATCAAGTAGACGGCGCTGGTCGCGCTATTGATTTTTGCTATCCCGGTTGTTTCTTTTGCTTTATAGCTAGAAAATGAGGCTCTGTTTGTATTTAAAAAGCTCCTTAGTGTTTCTAGCTCGCCTTCTCCGCGTGTGTTAAGCATTAGCATCGCGTGTTGTGAGCGTCCTATATCAGGTTTCCCATCACCCGAAGAACAGTCCCATAGTCCATTAGTGGAGATGTTGATCATGCCGTAAGGAATTAAGCTGGCTAGCGTCAAAGGTGCAAGTGCTCTTTGAATATGTTTGACTAGTTTAGTTTCTATAGTCGAAAAAGAATTATTAGACGCGATTTTACTTCGCAAAAGGCTGATTAAATCAGCACCTAAAATAGGCTCGATGCTGTCTTGCTCAATACGTCCTATTTCTGTCCGAATACTAGCAAATAATTGTGCATTGATTTTTGCTGATGTACTTGCGTTAAAATCAACTGAACTATTAATAAACAATGAACGATTAACTTTGTGCGCTTCTGATTCTGCATAGCTCTTAAACTCATTGAGGTGCTTTTCTAGAAATGCAACGAGATCCTCTAATGCAATATACCCATCATCAAGGGCTTGTTTTCGCAAGGCAGCTAGTTTTTGATCAGAGGCGGGTAATTGGTTATTGCCCGAATGCACATGTGCACCTGAATCACTGAGTAGAACAGATCCAAAAGGTACATACCTAGCAATTGCTAGATGAGCGCATGCCTTTTGAGTAAGGTCAAGCAGTGGGCGCATATTACTCTTTGAGTCGATGCCCGTTGCTTTGGCTTCTAAAAGCTCATTCAGCAGCTCTTGGCCTATTGATCTGGAGATATGCTTATTAACTGCATCATCAATAAATGATTGTACAGCACTTAAACTTAAACTCATCGTTATAGAGCTATTGTGCTTTTTAAACTCCTCTATGCTATCAAACAATGCCATCAGTTTGCTACGATTTTACTGGTTTGGTGTGCCACGTCCAATGTCTCCAGTTGAATTTCCACAGTTTTGAATTTTAATCTAGGGTACCTTTTTAGCCATCCGTTATACTCCGCAATGAAATAGACAGGCTCAAGAAGTACCTCGCGATACGGTTGTAATAGGGCCACAAAAATGTTAAGTGCAATTCGCTTATCTCCACCACCACCACCAAGCGACTTGCCGGGCCCATCCCCCGTAAGCGCTGAATCAAGGTTCAATGCTGAACGCAGATGTTGTGATGCTTCGCGACTATCTTCTAAAAAGTTCCCATCACGCAGCTTATCCTCAATGGGGATGATTTTCCAGCTAGGTAATGGATTGCCGTTTGCATCCGAAATCGCATCGAATAAGATTGTCTTACCTGTATTTTCGACGCCGGTCAAAAGATCATTCACTTCTTTTACCTTCGCTCTTTTAATTTCTTTTTGCTCTTCGAAACTTTTCCTGCTCCAGTTGGGATATGCCTGAGGCCAGTAATTACCCGGTATTTCTAATATGAACTTGGCAGATAGGAGATGTGTCATTAGCTTGACTTTTGATCTGGGAATCATCTGCGCAAGTTCAGGCCATCCAGATACACGCCAACCATCCCACGGCGCCAGTTGATAATAGGACTTTCCTGGTGAAGGGTAGGACACTGGATAGACAAAGGATTTGATATTTTTTGCTTTTTGAATGTCCTCAATCACTGTGGGGCTGTAGGGATCAACTACATTTATTTTGAGCGTAGTTTGATCGTCCGCTTTTGCAGAAGGCCAATCAGCCGACACATAACAGGTTTCGATGATGCCACGATCATTCATTTTTCCCCAACGGCAATAAGAGGCATCAATGATGCCAACACTTGCTATTTTGTCACCTTTTACATTTTTGATCAATTCAGGAAAAATATTCCAGAACCAGTTGAAATCGGTCGAAGCTTCGCGCCAATAACGTTTAAACATCCTACTGCTTAAAAATTCATTGATTTCATTATCGTCAATAGCCGATTCTTCGTACTGACTCTTTGTGGGATTCCATACCTGATTCACCGCAATCACTTCGCGACCCTGCAAAGCGCGATCTTTCCAGTCCAACAACGAAGCAAGCTCTGTTGATTTGCTCGCTAGTTCTATGATCTTTTGAGGAAAGTCATTATCGGAGCCCCATGGTGAGATGGGTGAGTTTCCAGACTCTTTTGGTTTCGGTGCAGCTGGGGTGACACTTGGCGTTTCCATCATCACAATGATGTTGTGATGATGCATTAATGCTGTTTTTTCATCTATGAACTCAACATCTTTTTTCATTGGGTGATTCTTTGTTTATTGAAGCGTGTCACTAGGATTGGGTGGATTTTGACAATTTGATCACTGTTTACTGACCGAATGTTTCTGGTGTAATTGGGAAAATGATTTGGATTTTTTACTTCACTTTTACTATCCCCGCTACCGACTAGGATCGCTTTTTTGATAGTAATCTTTTCTCCACCTTCATCCAGTTTTAAGTTGCAAGTCACGAAGGTGATTGAGAAAGGAATTAGCTCTCGATCTTCACCACGTAGTTGCATAGTCTTAAGCATATCCGTAATTCTTATCAGCTCCGTAATTCTTATCGGCTTCATAATTCAAAATTGGGGGTTAATTAGATGACGGGAAAGGACAGGTAGAATGTGATCTGGGGGTAGCATATTTTGTGTACCTTTCCCCAATGGAAAACATAATTAACTTGTCTTTTATATTGGGCTGTTGTTCAATTTTTGGGCTTATTGTTGTAGGAATTCAACCACTTGTAGAAAACATGGACATCATAATGGGAAGGCATGAATATGCCAGAAAAAGAGAAGGTTGGTATTATATTTTTGAATCTATTATTTCTCAGAGTATAGGCCGAAATCTTATTGTTGCTACAATTGGTTTCTTTTTGGTGTGGATTATTTTAAAATGCATCTGACTCTTAAATTAGAACGCACTTCTGTGCAGTGAAAAAAAGACAAACTAGGTTGTAAATAAGACAGTTAGCCTTATTTTATAAAAAAATAAACAGCAAAAGGGGACGATTGACCACGACACGCACTAACCCGGCAGGGAAAGTAAAAATCAAAAAATCACCGTATATGAAATGGTTTTTAGCTGGTAATAAAACCCCCTATTGGGGTTTCATAGCCGTAGCTATTGCGGAATTTGCCAATGTAGAGCGTATCCATAGCGTCGGATAGGTGGGTGGCATCTTCTTGAGGTATCAACTTATTGGCTTCTGATCGCTTATCTTTCTCAAAGCCATTTTTCCCAACACGAACGCCTGCTAATTGCATAGATGTAAGTACACTTTTGCTGTTTTCTCGATTGAATCTAACGGGTTTGTATTTGGGATCACTTTCCTTCAACACGGCCTGCCACATGCGGTAACGGATATCGTGTCTAGGCTGCTGGCCGACATAGCAGCGCCGGACTGTCCAGCCATTTTTTATTAACCGATTTGAAACAATATCAGCTAGTGATTCTAGGCGGGTAGAATCTGTTCCTATAGCCGTGTGGTCATAGTAATAATAAACTTCATGGCAGTTGTGATATCGGTAGTATGCACAAAAATCATCGATCAAGTCGGGAAGTATCTTTTTCTCATTGCTCGTAACAAACATTGATTTTAGTACTCTAAAATATTTTTCTATTTCCTGACCTATTACAAGGCTGTTGATTGCTGCGTTGTAATCCAGGGCTATTTCTAGCGGCTTGTTCTTGATCAAGTCTCTATCTTTCCGGCAATCATTCAGGGAGCCATTGGGCAAGTCTACACTCTGACCTTCGATGTATCCATAATCAAAATCATCATAGGCGTGCACATCGGTATCTAGTAAGGAATAAAACCCATTGTCGGAATGAACGACTCGTTTATTTAGTATGGACGATTGAAACTCTGGCCATTCCATCTCCCGTCGCCACTGTTTAAATTGAGCTACACCTAATACTTGAATATTATCAAGGGATGAAGCCTCGGAGTACCAGACTGAATCTTTGCGCAATTCATTGAGTACATAGGCATAGCTACTTAGTTGTCGCTTGATGTAGTTACATCGCCCTGGTGTTATTGCCGGATCAGATAGCTCGGCTTTAAGCTTATTGTATTCCAGCTGAATGTTGATGATCTGCTTGATTTTTTCTTGATCTACCTGATTCGATTTTTCTAAAATCCACTTTCCTTTTGGCGTGGTCGGCATGTCCGTAAACATGGTGATCATGTGATGTTCAGCCAGGTGTCCAAATACTTCACGGTTACCTCGATTCGTAGGTGCTATATCGTCCATATAGCGAGCATGGTTTAAAAAACGAGCCTCGTCACAAATGATCGCATCTAAGTTTTTCCCATTAGCTAAACCTGGCCGGTCTTGTGAGATGAGATGAAAAACATGGCCATTCCACCAGAAAATACTATGCTCAGGAGTTAAAACTGGATAAATAGCACTGGGGATATTTAATGTCTTAGGGGGGAATCTCCGGCGCCAGAAATGAACATTTTCCTCATAACCTAGACTTTCCCATCCTTTGAGCAACGGAGGTAAGGTTCTATCTAACAATTGCACATAGGTTGTACCAACTATCCCTGTAGCACCGCGCGGCATTAAATTCGCTGCATGTGAGCTGCGCTGCGCAATGGGCCCTTGTGTCTTTCCCGTAGATCTTCCCCATACGCCATATTCTTCTTTGGCTCCAATTAACCACGAGATGCGTTGAGGCTTGTTAAGCCAAATTTTAACTTCTCTACTCAAAATACACCTCCTCTATATCTGATTGAGGGTCACCTAATAGCTTCTCTATAGGCCCCTTTTTAAATGATTTAAGCAGCTTTTCAATGACTTGTTTAGGGTTTTCAAACTTCTCATAACCTAGCTCAGCTGGGTCATCAATAATTAGTGGATTAATCGGTTCCCATTTACTCAAATCTGGAGTCTCTACATCGATTTTGTCCAGTCCACGAAGCAGACGTAATTCTTTGAAGAAAGCCGCAGCTGATTTAAAATCCGATTGAGCAGCGGCCTGAAACATCATTTCTTCGCCTTGCTGGATCATCTGTCCACGTGCAAACTCTTTGTCATCTCGTGTTTCAGTAGAGAGAAAAAATTGTTTGGCCATGGCGATATCTGCATAGGCTTGTCGACTACTTATTTTGAAGCGCTCAGTGTGCCATTCGACCAGCTCCTTCAGACGCATGGGGCGCGAAAAATCCCCCTTGTTCCCTTTCACTAATTGGCCAGCCTGCATTCGTTTATCAATTTCTGTAATACGTTGCAGGATACCCTTATCTTCCTCAGACAAATTATCCAAGTCGTGCGCCAACCACGCCTTTAGTATTCTATCGAGTGGTGTCGTGGACTTGATGTCGCGGGATTTGATATTGCTCATAGCTGCTCTTTTAATTCACTTAAGCGCTTTAAATGTTTATTCCTGAGCTGCTCAGTCTTAATTCTCGATGGGGAATCTGGATTTTTTAGACGTTTATTTGCTTTGCTGATGGCTTGGTAGAGAAGTTGAATTTCTTTGTCTCTACTTATCTCCTTTTTCTCAGCAGGGAGCTCAAAGCAGCCGTGCTCATCAAAAAAATCAATTTGAGCCCATATTTCAGTTTTTGTTTGATGGAGTCGAAGGATTTGTTTTGCCGTTTCGTGCAGCACCTGTTTGTTGTTGCTGATATCCAGCAAGCCCATGTTTCGGTCTATTTGGCGAACGATATCGTCACGTTTACGTAATAAGGAAAGGTATTTGGCATGTTCTTCTAGCGAGGTGGTTGGAGGTGGTTTTATACTTTCCTCCACAAAGTTTGGCATTTGAGTTACTTTCCCTGCAAGCTTTTGTAGTTCTTCGACTAACTTTTTTTTATTGTATGCGTCTGGGCCAGATTGAAAGAGTTTTTTTAGAAAATTATTTGTGCCATAGGAGGCATATAACGAAATGCCCGCAAG